GGATAGATCAGGCCACAGCTATGACGTTGAATGGATGAGAATCCACCACGAACCCTGTTTGATCATGCTTCTAGCCCTTCGGTTAGCTTGTCGAATTTCCTGCTGATAGCGTCCAGCTTTCGCTGAGCTTCAACGGTTAGATAGGTTTGATAGCCTGAGTTAAAGGCCTTCAACCCTCCGGAGATGTTGCGGTGATCATCCGCGATGGACTCCATGGCCTCCGAGCAATCAGCGGGAGTCTTTAAGCTGGCAAGCTTCACGGCGGATGCTTTCATGATTTCTCTCCTTTGCCCTTGTCTCGTTGTTCAATTTCAGCCCACGGTGTTATCTCTGACTTAGCCATGATGTTGTGCCTGTTGAGTGTTGTCGGTTTAACTCAAAGGTACTCCGGAGAATACCCTTTGATTAAACTAATCCATCAGCGGATTCATGCAGCCATGATTAATTGCGTAAGCTGCTACTTGGTACGCAGCACGGGCATGATAACGGCCACACGGCCATCCATATCCACGCGTATTCCGTCTTTAGCACCCCGCATTCCGATAGTGGCCATACCTGAGCCAATACACTTATCGAGGTAACGCTTCATAACATCCGCACCGTTCGGTAACCGGTAGATGATCTCGCTTTCCCAAGTCTCAACCGGTAGCTGGCTCGCTTGAACATCTTCCAGTTGGAGATCCTTTGCGTCAGGGATCACGCGGGATATATTGGGAAAGTTAGCAAAGTCTGGTTCGTGAACCTTGTCCCCTACCTTATTGTAAAAACCTGATGGCAAACCGTTGGTATTGGCTACACGGTGGGCGCGATGACCATTAGTTGCTTCGATGTGATCAGCGTCCACATGGACATAGTTCAAGTAATATCGGACATCATTTACCCCCATGGCACCCGCTACCCAATCGAATGGGGTCTTCGGGGTCTTTGGTATTGGAGGCATGAAATACTTGTAAAGCTTCGCCAGGTTTGCGCTGGTCTCGTCGTCCGGAGCCTGAGCGTATAGCTCTTTGATAATTTCATGAGCTACTTTTTTTGACGGCTTCTTGATGATGTTAGCAGCTGCAGCAATGTTCAATTGGTCTTCTTGAATAGTCATAATGTTATCCCTTTCGTTGGTTTGATTCATTAGCGGATATATTCGGACGCACTAGGAGCCATGTTCTTGCCCTTAATGCGCCCTGGTATATCGACTACCAGTTATTATGGAAGTAATGGCCATTGTGTTCGTTGTAGTCGTTTATCATTAGGTCCCTTGCGAAGGATTCCATATCAAAATACCTCTTCAGGTTGTCCGGAACTTCATCTAATAGGCCAATTGAATCAGCTAACTCTTCAGCGAATTCCACATCGCTACTAGCTGTTCCGGCATATGCCTCGTCAATCTTATCGAATGGAATGTCTAATTCTGTAGCAGCGTTCACAACCTCAGTGCCGTGTTCTTCGCAAGCTTCTAACCAATCGCCATAGTCGGAATCGATATCCCATTGACCCATGAGTGAAGCCGGTATGCCTTCATAATCAGCGACAATAAACTCTTCTCGTAGATCTCCATCGTCTAGCTCTTCCGTTAGCTCTTCCAGCCATTCAGTACGGGCTGTTGCCAATTCGTCATACGTTGGGAAGTCTTCCAGGTCGAATGTCTTACTGATCAGGACGCCGTTGTTGTAATCTGATAGCGAGTAAAATGTGATATTAGCCATGATCTTATTCCTCTTCGTTGGTTTGATCCGTTAGCGGATACTATCGGACACACTAATGGCCGTGTTCTTGCCCTTAATGCGCCCTGTACTATCAACTAGCGTTACCAACCTGACAGCGTGGGGATTCCGCTTTCGATCAGGTCAATATCTGACATAGCGTTCTCATGACATGACGCGATCAGGTCGCCGTCTTCGTCTTCAAGGTAGCGATATTCGCCACAAGGGCTTTCGTCGATCTTGCCAATGAAGTGGCCTATCGAATCCAGCACTATGCCGTCTTCTCTAAGCCAAAAATCATGACCATCTAACAGAACGTATTCGTAGGTAAACTCGTCGTTGAATCCAGCCATGCTTATTCCTCCTCGTCGTTGTCTTGAGAGTTTTCAAAGTCCTGCAAGCTTAGATCGTATGCAATGGGATCTAGTTCTTTTAGGATTTTAGCCGGATCAAAGGAAATCCCGTTGATGATCACGGTGTCGTATGTTTCGTTGATGATATCGTCGTGCGCTTCAATAATATGATCACTCATAATGCTATTCCTTTTCGTTGGTTTGATCCGTTAGCGGATACTATCGGACACACTAATAGCCGTGTTCTTGCCCTCAGTGTGTCCTGTACTATCAACTAATCGCTCTATCTCTTGGCCTATCCTTGGCCCGCCAGCGGTAACGCCTTGCGTGACTTGGTGACACCTGATCAATTGCCGGTGTGAGCATCAATGTGGTTCCTATGGTATCGAACGGTGTTCTCGTTGTCAACCTTTCGTTGATCTTATCCATTGTCGGATAGTAGGCTGTAAAGGTTAGACCGGTGTGGCCGATTGCTTCACCTAGTAGCTAGTCTGAAGGTTTTAACGTCTTTATCCTTGACTGAGTGACCGGCTGCTAGTGCCTTGTAGATCAATTGATGGGGTGAACTTTATATCATCCTCCCCATCTTGTCAACCGTTCGTTGGTTAATTCCTTAAGTGGAATAGATCCGCTGTCGGGTTGATCTGATGGGGTGAACTGTAATGATCTAATCATGATCCGTCAACCCTCTATGATAAAAAAAACAGAAGAACTACCTGATCAGCTGATTGATAACTAATAGAGGATCAAACCGACGAAAGGATAGAGGGATCTGATAGGGGAGGGGAGTGGGTCACCGCGTGTCAGCTAATCGATAACTAATAGAGGGACAGTGAAGAGGTTAGACAGTAGGATAGACAGAAGGATAGACAGAAGGATAGACAGAAGGTTAGACAGTAGGATAGACAGTAGGTTAGACAGTAGGATAGACAGTAGGTTAGACAGTAGGAAAAAAACATCCCACGGCACAATCACGCGGTAACCAATAGCCAAACCCTATGATCATCTATGCGACCATACTCTCAGCCTATCAGATACCTGCCAGTCGTTGCCCCCAGCCTATCCAATGGATTAGCAAACCGATGCGTTACCTTATAGATCAATCACTTAGCGCATACGGTGGCGTATCTTGTGGCGTATAACCCCCCATGCCATCCTTTTAGAAGGCTTTCCGGCTTTCCAGGCTACCCAGGGCGACCCTCCAGGGGGGGGAATCGCGCTTCCTTACCTATCAAATACCGACTCACAGTTTTTCGTTATAATAATCCGGGGGTTCACCTAGAAGTTTTTCGTTATAATAATCCGGGGGTTCACCTAGAAGTTTTTCGCTATTATAATAATCCGGGGGTTCACCTAGAAGTTTTTCGCTATTATAATAATCCTGGGGTTCACCTAACCGAAGAACTTATCGATGACCATATGAAGAACTGCACCGGCCCCTAAGATGCCTATTGACATAACGAATAGTAAACCTAAGATACTCCAATTGATATCCATCTGTTGACTTTCTCCTCCAAATATGTTACTTGACCACTCCCTAATGGGGTCTTCTAATAGTTGTCTAATAGATGTCTGTCTGTTCTTCCCTACTGTAATTATCCTATTCAAGTCTCACCGAGTAAGGTGTTCCTTATGGTCAGCCAGTTACACTAGATATCCATAAGATGTCTTATAGAGGGTCTTGGACTGTGGGTTATCACCACACACTACATCACCTTCAGAGGAGTCTCAAAGGGTAGCCAAGGGTTATCTAATAGAGGTAAACCTGCAGAGAGAAGCTTGCCGCCTCTCCCTGAGGTGTGTGTAATTATAACTCCTTGATTATTAAGAACACCATGTCAGCTCTTCTGAGTCACCTGAGTTGAATCCAATGACATGTTCCTGGAACCTCGCCAGCTCTGCATTGAGTTGCTCTTCACGATGTCTATCCGCTGACTCATCAGCATCTTGGGACATCTGTTCAACCCAATAGGCCACGGCCCCTGCCAGAGCATCCAGACGGTCATCATGAGCCAACGATCCTCTATCGGCTGTCAGACGGGTCATCTGGTAGAACAGGCTGTACTTAGGGTTCTTGGCTGACTCGTAGTCCCTCTTGATGAGCGCCTCATTGATAACCAGACGGTGCTGATTCATGACAGGCTCCAAGACATCAATGATCCTACGTTCCTTCTGTTGGTTAGCCCTCGGGCCTTCTTCCAGAGTGCAGGGATGAATCTTACGGAGCCACGGTTTGAACAACTCATTGAACATCCCGTCACCAAAGTTAGGCTCAGACAGAACCTCATTGACCTTATACTTAGCAGCCAACACAGCGAGGGACTTCAGGGTAGCCTCTGAGTAGCCTCCTTCCTGGAAGCCACCAACATCCATCACGAAGAGATACCCGTGGAGCATCTTGATGATAGCGTAGGAGGTTTCATCCTGACCTCGACCGGATGGGTCAATAAACATGACAGTGCCTGTGTACTCAGTCATCTCCTTGGACTTCCACATGGGTCGGTAAAACTTGTCACTGGCAAGGCCTACGTTAGGAGCATCCGAAACGACCGACTCGGGGCCAGAACTCCAAGCTAATTTCACGGGAGCCATGTCCATGTCCAGACTCATACAGATGAGGTCAGACAACTTCAAGGGATACTTATCGGCATCTGACAGACTGGTATCCAACATAAACTGTAGGGCGAAGCCGGTACGTCCATAGGAAGCTTCACGCTCCAGAAGATCTTCCTCACCGAATCGACCTGGGTCTACGGGACTGAGGGCAGGAATGCTACGCTCGATCTTCTCCATGATCAGCGGTGCCAATCTTCCGGAGTAATGATCAGGGTCTTTAGGAATACGGGCGGGCCACACGCGGATCTCATAGCCTCGGCCAGACAGATCGTTGTAAATGGACATTTCTGTTTGTGGTGTGCCGAGGAAGGTTGTTGTACCTCCTGGCTTCAAGATAGCGTCAAACTCCTTGATCCTCTCTGAGAGCTGCTCACGGAGGGTGAAGGTTAACGAATTGTTCAGGGATTCAACGTCATCAGCGATGATCTCATCTGCCCGAGAACCTGTTAGCTGGCCGGTGATACCGACTGACTTAACGGAGGGAGAGTGAGAGATACCGGCAGGGCCAACATCAAAAGCAATGTTGGAGTCCCGTTGGTTGTGCTTGGGACGTAGTTGGGAGAGTAGAGGCATCTCATAGATCAGCCGCTTGGTGAACGTGGAGAACTGGTCCGCACGATCCTTTGAAGCAGAGACTACGAGGAAGTTCAGGTGGGGATTTAACAGGAGCCTCCAACAGACATAAGCTGAAGTGATCCATGATTTACCTACCCCACGGAATGCCTCGATAACTTTCCGCCGAGGGCCATTCTGTAGATAGCTTGCGATGTCATATTGAACTGCTGTAGGGTCAGGTTTGGGGGCGGTGATCGCCCCGCCCTTCCAGAGGAACTCCCAGGTCAGAAAGAGAAAGTTGCGAAAATCTAGAAGCTCAGGAGGTACATTTTCGGTTACCTTCGGATGGGACATATTGATGAGAAGCCTTGAGAGGCTCTCTAACAGACACGCACAGTTACCCTGTGTGAGTGGGCTGGTTATTCTTTTAGGAGCTGCTAGAGAGCGTGAGGTTTAGCCCTACGCTAATCTGAGAGTCAGTGAGCGGTAGGATCGGAGGGGTCAGTGAATGGGACTCGGCTGGTTAGAGAGGCAGACATGCCTTCTAGTGGGGTTCCAGCAGGGTCAGAGACATCGATGTTATTATCCTTGAGGAACTTCACTGCTTGAGCAATCTCAGAGGCAGTCGCTTCGCCAGAATCAATCTTACCTAGAAGATGTTTGCCGACAGCGTTGTGAAGAGTTTCAAGGAGGTCAGTTGTAGCTTTAGCCATGACTCTTAAGCACCTCTTTGATTGTGCGTGTCGTGTTGTGTTTAAACTGTAAGAGAACTCGGTAAACCTTCGGGGTGAGTACAATAAGTTGGAATATAATAAGGACTGCAGTACCTGTTAATACCCAGTCTTTCATAGTGATTCCCATCCAGGTCAACCCTGAGATGCTTACTGGAACAGGTGTGGTTGCCTGTGCGAGTGTCTCAGTGGTATTCTTGAGTGACATTATGTTTGAGCCTTTTCTCCGATTACGTAACGAACGATAACGATGCCAGAACCTCCAGCACCTCCACTTGCTAGCCTGTTAGTCCCTCCTCCCCCACCTCCAGTATTAGGAGCGCCAGGGTTTCCCCCTGCAAACTTTGCATCTCCACCGCCTCCGGCACCACCAGTGTTAACCATGCCAGAAGCTGAATTATAGGTAGAGGCACCTCCCCCGCCTGAATAGAAAGTTAAGACACCCGTTATGGAGCTAGCCTTCCCGTCCCCTCCTTTACCTGCGAAGTCAGGAGTGATGCCGTCTTCACCTGGCGCTCCCGCACCGCCACCACCTCCTGTGGCATAGGGGGGTTGACCGCCACCACCATTTGTCCCGCCTTTATTACCCTGCCCTGGGGTTCCCGCGCCGCCAGCGTGAAAGGTTGAATCCTGGGCAGCGCCACCTCCTCCTGACCCTCCATTTAGCGCACCTCCTGATACGCTGTTGGTTGATCCCGCACCGCCACCTCCGAAGGCTCGGAATGTGCCTAGAACAGAATCGGTGCCACTTGAACCCCTGTCTCTTGGATCAACAACGCTAGCTCCAGCGCCACCTGTCCCGACAGTGATATTCAAAGTCCCAGGGGCTAGGACAGGAGTGACCTCAAGGAAACCTCCCGCACCGCCGCCACCCGACACAGCGCCACCTCCACCTGCAACCAATAGCCCTTCAACTATTCCTCCTTTGGTAATGGCAAGGGTTCCTGATTGTTTAAAAACATGGACACGATAGACCTTGCCGTTCTCCGTAACATCAAACTCTTCGTCACCACCTTGTGCCGATGGAGTCTCTGTGTATTTCCAAAGCCCACCAGTGAAAAGTCGCATCTTGTCTGAGCCAATTACATTAATCATTATTGATCCTTTACTTATGTCGAGGTGTCATACCAGAGATCGCCATCTTGGCCGTTAGCAGGGGCTACTGACCCTATCCAATAGACAACGGGTGCAACTGGTCGAGTAACTGTAGAGTTGGTTCCATGAGCTACACCTTTCATGGTGAAGTCATCTGTCTCAACTTTTGAATAAGGCTCACCGATATACTCAAAGCCTGTCTCATCGCTCTTCTGTCGGAGGATCTTCTCACCGTTACCGGCAGCACTCGGAAGGTTCACACCTGCGGCCCATCCTTCAGCATTAGTCTCAGCAGTTTGAGCCGCCGTGGCCGAGGAAGCTGCAGCGTCAGCACTTGATGAAGCGTTGGTTTCACTGGTTGCCGCCGCCGAAGCTGATTGGCTTGAGTTGCTGGCACTGGTAGCAGATGAACCGGCAGAGGATTCAGCCTCAGTCGCCTTACTTCCAGCAGTTGTAGCGGATTGACTCGCGTTAGATGCACTGATGGATGCACCGGATGCTGAGTTCGATGCGTTAGCTGCCTCACTGGTTGCAGCGTTAGCACTGGACAGCGCGTTACTCTCAGAGGTTGACGCATTGGTTTCGCTAATGGCTGCAGCCTGAGCGTTAGCTGCCACATCATCTTCAGAAGCCTTTGCATTAACCTCAGAAATACCGGCGGCTACCTCAGAAGCTCCTGCAGCTTGCTCAGATGCCTGTGCATTGGAAGCTGATGTAGAAGCCGACTGAGCATCAGAAGCTGTGGAGAGCGCGTCACCGGCTGCTGAAACTGCCGAGTCTGTCGCTTTGGTTGCGTGGTGAAGTGCCGAGTAGTCATCCGTCTGGTCACCCTCAGGCACCAGTTGGTCAACCGGATAGTTGGCCCAATTACGAGACTCATCCCGAGCATCTGCTGTGTCTTCACCTTGGGCAAAGGTATCGAGAACATACTGCTTGCTGGTTGCATCCTCTGGATTCGTGGGATAACCAAGAAGAGAGATGCGCCGATCAGACGCTGAATAGGAACCATCCTGAGCCACTACCAGAGAGGAACCGGTTTGGTCAAAGGATTCCTGGGCGAGGAAGAAGGACTGCCGTGCAGCCAAGTCTAGGTCTTTCTCCAGCAGCGTGGAGCCGTCTTGGAAATCAACCAACAGGCGATTCTTTTCTGTCACCCTGTTGATGTCAACGATAGCCCCTGAGGACGGAGCGGGCGTGAGCTTGATTGATCCACTGGTCGGCCATGTAAAGTCAGTAGCCTCTACACCGTCTACAGAAACCTTA